GATTCAAGTAGTGCTGTTGATTTTATTCCAAAATTGGTAGAAATTTCTAACACTACAACTTTGACAAATTATGGATCTTCTGGATCATTTATTGTTGGTGAAGAAGTCATTGGTACTAGTAATGGACAAAATCTAATTACATTCCGTGTTGCGACCGCAAATCATAAATATGGAGCATTCAACTCACCATCTAAAACCTATACAATAAATCCATATCTTAAGGATGAATCATTACCATCAACATATAGTTCATCATCAAAAGTTTTAAATATTGACACATATTCTCTATCACAAGAGGCACAAGGAAAATATTCCGGATACTTGGTAAAGGGAATGAGACTAGTTGGACAAACTAGTGGAGCAGTTGCATATGTTAAGGATCTTAGATTAATTAGTGATAACTATGGCGATTTGATTGGGGCAACTTTCTTAAGAGATCCCAATTCAACTCCAGTACCATCAGTTAGAATTGAAACTGGAACTAAAACATTTAAAGTATCTTCAAGTTCAACAAATTCTCCAGGTCTTCCTGGAAGTACTTCAATTTCATATGCAGAAACTAATTATACTGCAGATGGTATGGTTGAGCAATGGGAAAATCTAATAACAACTACAATAAGAACAACTGATATAAACACAACTACAAATACAACTACAACAAATACTAATATAAATTTAAATAATCATACTACAACCACGGAAACCAGATATGTAGATCCTCTTGCACAGACATTTATTGTTGGTGGGAATGTTGAAGCACCTTCACCAACAAACACCAATGATGATGTGAATGGCGCTTTCTTAACAGCAATTGATTTATATTTTGCATCAAAAGATGATGGAAATTCTCCAGTAAAGGTTGAAATAAGAACCGTAGAATTGGGAACTCCAACTAGAATTAGAATTGGAAATGCAGTCACATTAAAACCTGATCAGATCAATATATCCGATGATGCAGAAACTCCAACTAAAGTTACTTTTGATTCACCAATTTACTTGGCTCCCGGAAAAGAATATGCAATAGTAGTTATTGCAGAAACAAGTCTTAAATATGAACTATGGGCTGCAACTATGGGAGAAAAGACTGTAAATACAAAATCATTACCAGATGCAAATAGTGTAAGGTATACTACACAATTCTCTATGGGAAGTTTGTTTAAATCCCAAAATGGATCCATATGGACAGCAAGTCAATATCAAGATCTTAAGTTTAAACTTTATAAGGCAGAGTTTACATCCCCTACAGGAACTGCATATTTCTATAATCCAACATTAGATAAAAGTAATGGATATGTTTCAAAATTGGCCAATAATCCATTATCAACATCACCAAAAACTGGAACTCTTGGTATTACACCAACAGCATCAACTAACATATTATCAGTTGGAAGAAAAATTTCAGGATCAAATTCCTCTACATATGGATATATTGTTGGTTCAGGCAGTTCTGTTGCATCAGTATCTCTTACTTCTGGGGGAACTAATTATGTTACAGATACTGATGTATCAACTTATAATATTATTGGAAAAGGTTCGGGTCTTAGATTGAATATTAGTACAACAAATGGTATAATTACCGCAATTTCGGGAATTGTAAATAGTGGTAATGGTTATTCTGCCGGTGATGTTGTTGGTATAGTAACATCATCAGTATCAAGTAATACTGGTACTGGTGCAAATATTACAATAACTGGAAATGGGGGCACTATTGACACATTATACCTATCAGGAATTCAAGGTCAGGCATTTACAGTTGGTGCGGGAGTAAGTTATTATAACAATTCTGGACAAATCACATCCCTATCTCCCACCACTATTACAAGTTTTGTGCCTCCAGGAGATCAAAATTCTGGAAATTCCATTAGAGTTGATCACTTTAATCATGGAATGTATTCAAATACAAATAAAGTAGTAATTAGTGGTGCAGAATCTAGCGTTCCCGCAACAACTATCTCATCTACTTTATTAAGTACCAATGTTTCAAATGTGAGTATTGCGGATACTTCAAACTTTGGAACTTTCGAAGGAGTTGCAATTGGATTAAATAATCCCGGATATATAAAAATTGAAAATGAAATTATTTCATACACATCAGTCAGTGTGGGAACATTGAATGGAATAACCAGAGGAATTGACTCAACTCTACCATTAGATCATGAAACCAATAGTTTGGTATATAAGTATCAATTAAATGGAGTTTCTCTAAGGAGAATCAATACTACACATGATATTAGTGATTCGGATATTGGAATAGATCACTATTCCATTCAAATTGATAAATCTACAAATGGTGTTAATAGATCTTCAGATAATTCTACAATTCCGGAATTATCCTTTGTAACTGGATCTCCTATGGGAGGATCTAATGTATACGCAACAACAAACATAAATTATAGTTCATTAATACCAGTTTATGATGTAATTACTCCCGGATCTTCTACTTCAATTAGTGCAACAATTAGAACTGTTTCTGGAACTAGTGCTGGTGGTAATGAAACCTCATTCCTAGATAATGGATTCGAACCAGTTCAATTAAATACAATAAATGTTTTTCCAACAGTGAGAATGGTTTGTTCTAAGAAAAATGAAACCGAATATCTGAGCAATTTGCCTAGAAATAGATCATTTACTACTGGAATAACTTTAAATAGTTCAGATAAAAATTTATCCCCAGTAATATATTTGAATAATTCCTCCACGGAATTTAGAAATAGTAGAATTGATAATCCCGTTTCAGATTACATTGCAGACTCTAGAGTTAATTCTATAACTAATGATCCTCATGCAGCCTCTTATGTATCAAAACTGGTATCATTAAAGCAACCTGCTACATCATTGAAGATCATTTTATCTGCGTATAGACACGAATCTGCAGATTTTAGAGTTCTCTATAGTTTAGTTAGAGCAGATTCTAGTGAAATTCCACAAGCATTTGAATTGTTTCCAGGATATAACAATTTGCAGTATACTGATACAAATCAGTATTCAGTTATAGATCCTTCAAAAAATAGTGGATTACCTGACATATTTGTTTCACCAAGTTTGGAGAATGAATTCTTAGAATATGAATTTACTGCAGATGGTTTAGATTTGTTTACTGGATATGCAATTAAAATTGTTATGTCCAGTACAAACCAGGCATATCCAGTAAGAATCAAAGAACTTAGAGCAATTGCAGTACGATGATAAGAGTAGAAGGTCACCCAAATCTTTATAGGGATGAAGCATCAGGAGCAATTATAAATTGTGATTCTGTGGCATATAATCAATATGTGAATTCATTGCACTCTAGAGATTTGCAAAAAAAGGAAATTGATAACATGAAAAATGATATAAATGAGATAAAATCTTTACTTAAACAATTATTGGAAAAAAATGGATCCGTCTAGCATTATATTAAATAGTACACATAAATTATTTCAATATGAGATGATTTCTAGAGAAATTGATACTTGTAATGATATTGCAGAATTAAAAAATATTGCAAAATGTTATGTAAAACTCCATTTCTCACAAGAAGAGACAATTTCAACTTTAGGAATGATGTAAATATAAATATACTTAAGGAATATATTAACAAAAAATGGCAGTTTATGTTTCCAATATTGTCATTGAACAGGGATTTGACTATTCTAGTATTTTCAGTCTAGAGGATGCTAGAACAAATTCATATTTAAACATTGTTGGTTATGCAATAACTGCACAGATGAGAAAAAGTCCTTCTAGTTCAACTGCAGTTTCTTTTGCTTCAACAATTATAAATGCTGAAGTTGGTGCAATACGCATTTCATTAACGAGTGCCCAAACTTTAAATTTAAAACCCGGAAGATATGTTTATGATGTGATGTTGGAAAATGGTGGTTTAGGATCTGGTGGGCAGAAATACAAAGCAATTGAAGGAATGGTTCTAGTACGAGCAGGAGTAACACACTAATGCCAAACATATCAGATAGAATTGGCAATCAAAACGTTATTAGAGTCCTTTCTAATATAGGAGCATCAGCAACACGATTAGTAGATTTAAGTGATGTTGATGTATCTTCATTAGCAGATGGATTTGTACTTGAATATAAGGCACAAACTTCAAAATTTATTACAACCGATTCATTTAGATTCCTAAAGAATGTAAATGTAACTGGAATATTAACTACTTACAATCTTGATGTTATTGGTATAACAACATTTCGTGGTGATTTATATGTTGGTGCAGACTTATATGTAAGAGAATATTTAAAATATAATCAATATTATGACGGTCCTAATGGAATTGCATATTTTGACAATAGTGGCAAATTGATCGGTGCTGCCAGCACTGAATCATATGTACAGAACACCAACTACGTTCTTACTACGACAGAACAAGGTGTTCCAGTTTGGTCATCAGTTATTGAAGGAGGTACATACTAATGGCAAAACCAGCAAGTAGACAAGAACTCGTAAATTACTGTTTAAGGCGTCTAGGTGCTCCTGTACTGGAGATTAATGTTGATGATGATCAAATAGATGATCTAGTCGATGATGCCCTTCAACTGTTCTATGAGAGGCACTTCGATGGTGTCGAAAGAATGTATTTGAAGTATAAATTGACACAGGAAGATATTAATAGAGGAAAATCTACTGGTACAACCGGAGTAGGAATTGTAACAACTACCGGAACTTCACAAGGAAAAACTTTTAATTTTTATGAGACTTCAAATTTTATCCAAGTTCCAGATTCTGTAATTGGAATTGAAAAGGTATTTAAATTTGATACTAGTGACATTTCTGGTGGAATGTTTAGTATCAAATACCAATTATTTTTAAATGATCTTTATTATTTCAACTCAGTTGAATTGCTACAGTTTGCAATGGTGAAATCATACTTAGAAGATATTGATTTTCTATTAAAAACTGATAAGCAAATCAGATTTAATAAAAGACAAAACAGAATGTATCTTGATATAGATTGGGGCGCACAAAAAGAAAATACATTTTTTGTGATTGATTGCTATAGAATATTAGATCCTAATGATTTTACTAAAGTTTATAATGATAGTTTTATCAAGAGGTATCTTACTGCACTGATTAAGAGGCAGTGGGGTCAAAATCTAATTAAATTTAGAGGTGTTAAATTACCTGGTGGTGTTGAATTGAATGGTAGAGAAATATATGATGACGCAGAAAAAGAAATTCAAGCAATATTAGATCGAATGGCAATGGATTATGAACTTCCACCTTATGATTTCATTGGATAATTATGGCATTAAATCCATTTTTTCTTCAAGGTTCTCCAACAGAACAAGGTTTAGTTCAAGATTTGGTCAACGAACATTTAAGAATGTTTGGAATTGAAGTTTATTATATTCCTAGAAAATTATTAAAGACTGATAATATCATCAGAGAAGTACAATCTTCAAAATTTGATGATAATTTTATTATTGAGG